GATTGTGCGCTTTGAATTCAATCAAATACATATGATTGGCTTTGTCTCGGCTTAAATACACATCGTCTTTGCCACATTTCATGACAAAATTTTCCATTATGAGCTTGCTAAACAGTGACAAATCGCAAATATAAAGATATCAATTGCAAATATATTTATATTGTTTCTACATTAAAATGCCATGTCTATTACGAATTTGTCATGGAGTTCAAATGTCAAGTGCCAAACTCACAGTGTTTTTGTCTGACCTTTGACGGCGCTTGCTCTTGTGTGGCAGATTATCGTTCTGTAGCTCCTTCAGGTCCGAAATGCTGATCGTGCTGGTCTTGTCTTCACCGGATTGTTGTGGTGGTTGTGATGGGTGTGATGGTTGTGATGGTGATGGTTGTGATGGTTGAACTTGTATCGTTTTGGTTTTGAGCCCTGAGAGAATGTTGGAAATGTCGGTGGGACCGCGCATATCTGGACGTTTAGACACGGTCACCGGATTGCCATTGATGCCGTTGCCATTGTTGCCGTTGCCATTGTTGCCGTTGCCATTGCTGCCGTTGCCACGCGCTGCATTCAAATCAGGGCGATTGGATGGCATTGGAGGCGGCGCAGTGTTATTGCCAGAACGGAACGGCGTGCCGGAATCCGAGTTGGGGTCGCGCACGCTGGTCGGAACCGGTGGTGGTGGTGGACGCTGGTTTGGAATGTACGGGGGTGCCTGACGAGTGGGAGCAGCCGAGATATTCTGTCCCTGGCCCTGACCCTGGCCCTGACCTTGAGGGCCCTGACCTTGAGGGCCCGGACCCATCAAGTCGCCCATGAAGTTGCCGAATCCGGGGCGGTTCTGCGACATGGAATTCACCGCCGCGGCCGTGAACTGCTGCATGAGTTCCGGGTTCTGCCGCATGATGTCGTCCATGCCGGGCATGGCCGATTTGAACATGGTGTTGGTCATGTGCAGCATAATTGCGCTGCCGCCCAGCTGGAACAGCAGCTTGAGTTCGGGCGCCATCTTGGCCTTGGACTTGTACTTGTCGTGCAGCTCCGAGAAAATTTCGTCGTAGTCGTCAATGTTCTCATTGACTTGCTCGCTCCAGCCGTCCAGCTTCAGGTCAAACGGGTCAAACTTGTTGTTCAAATACTCAATGCCCGTGATAACCGACATGAGCATTTTGCCCTGGAACTTCACGCTGTTGCGGCGCTCGCGCTCCTCCAAGTGCGTCTCGTATTCGCCCTTCATTTCCGCCAGCGACGACTCCATGGAGTACTTCTTGGTCAGCGTGATGCCCTTCTGCTCCAAATCCTCCAGCTTGCGCAGGTACTTGAACTTCTCGCGCAGCAGCTCCTCCTTGGTCATCTGCGGTTGCGCATCCACCGGCGCGTCCGGGTTCAGCGGCACGTTGTTGAACTTCCCAAATCCGTCCCACGTTTTTTTATCGTCGTCCGCGGATGCGGTTGAACTGCCTAAATTGAACCCTCCATTGCTGGTGCTGCCTGAATCAACCGGATCATCTTTAAACGAAACGCTGTGTCCAAAACCAGAACTAGATCCAGAACCAATTCCACTAAAAAAAAGGGACTTGCTGCTGCTGCTGCTGCTGCTGCTGCTGCCGCCACCCGATGGCACAGCGACATCGCTTAATTCGTTCAATTCAGCTTCCAATGCATTCAGGTCACCAATGTCAATCTCGTTGCTTCCCTTGTTGCCACTGCCGCCGCCGCCTTTCAATTTATCGTTCATGAGGAATTCAAGGCCGCCCCCAAAATTGGAAGACCTGTTTCGGGTGTCGCTGGGCAAATTTGAAATGTCAATGACTTCTTCCATGGAATCCAAATGCAATGATGGTATTCTCTATTCTTATGTTTAATTTATATCTTTTAAGTTTAAATCATACGCATTATAATAAGGGACTAAGGGACTAAGGGAAGGGACTAAGGGACATGCTGTCCCTTAAATCATGGCATCACCCTGTGTTTTGCAACCAACCGCATGCCAGGGTTCAACGTCCCTTGCACAACCACCACATGCCCTGCAAAAAGCAGTCGGCCAAATCATCCTTCTTTTTGTGCTTCTCAAACTTCATTGACATCAGAGGCGCATGCTCATTTATCAATGAGCGCGTAATTTCTATGCTGCGCTTTTTACGGTCGGCGTAATCATCCTTGCCTTCTTTGTCCCCACCACCCTCTTCGGAAAACAGCTTCAGCTTGTTCGTGGCAGATATGAACCGAATGTCGGGAACGCCGCGCATGATGAAGTACTGGGTGATCATGCCCTGCAGCGTCTTCATGCGGGTGGCCAGCGTGCTGAGCTGATTCTCAATGATGACGACATCAATCCCCGACGACAGGTGCTGCACCGCATCAAACCGCCGGTGCAGGTTGCGCCCGATGGTGATCAAATCCAACGACGCCGCGGAAACCACCTTCGGCTTGGCGCTCACGGCAACCAAATACTCGGCAGCAATGGATTCATTCAAATGAAACAACAGCTTCAGTTTACTCTTTTCACACTTTTCAGGAATGGGAACCGAGAGATATTCAGCAGAAAATGCCCTTAAGTCTTCCAGGCCCATTTTTTTCAGGGATTTTATCAATCCAGAAGGCAACGGCATCTTGTACCCCGATGCATTCGCATGTCGCGTGCAGTAATTGGTTGCCGCTGCCGCCGCCGAAGCGAATTTGGCAGCGAATTTGCAGCCATCATGGGAGCACATGAGTACTTTAGATGCCGCCGGTTCGGCTGTGTCGCACAGATTGACGGTGTCCCAGGCCACAATGGTGATTAGTTGCATCATGTGGTCCGGAGTTTTAATTTCTCCGGCGCCAAGTTTTAGTGGGTCGTATTCAAACAAGCAGTACGCCAAATTCTTCATGCCCACATCAATGCTCAACCCCTTCATGTGTTTTTTGTTTGTATTTTGCCTTTTTTGGTTATTGGGTTCATGCGTTTATGTTTTTAAAATAATAAATAATAAAATACTTGAATAATTCATAAAACCCAAACCCCACACAGCACAACAATGATTCGTTTAAAACACAAAGGCGGCAAATGGTCCGCTAAGTATAAAAAGAGCATTGATTGCAGCGCCCCTCGCGGGTTCTCGCAACGTCAGTATTGCAAATACGGACGACGCAAAACAGCAAAAAAATGAATAATCAAAACAACACAATATTATTCTAATTAATTGGGGGCAGGATAGCCCTGCATGAGCAGCTCGTTCTGGGTAATGACTGGTGCAATCATGCGCGCCTGCAGCTGCTGGCGAGACAGGTAGTAGTTCTTCAGGTCGCTGGTTTCGTAACCGAAGGGCTGGCTGTTTTCAAGCACGCTAGCAAACACGTAAGGCACATTGGGCTGCGGTTGAAGCGGGTTGCTCGTATTATACACGCAGTTGCCGCACTGGTTGCACGCCTCCAGCTGATTGGCCTGCATGATTTGGCTGGCATTGTGCGTCAAATACTGGCGGTATTGCGCGTTTGATGTGATGCCGGCCTGCTCCTTAATGCGCTCGTTGATGACGGCGCCGGGCTGCCAGTCGGCGTAATTGCGCCCGTCGGCCATGATTGGCGGGAAATTGAAATGGATGTTGTTGGATCCAGCGTAACACGTGCCCCAACTCATTTTTGGTATTTGATGTATGTTTAATGTATACTATGTGTATAATATAATGCTTGCATAATAATTATATTATTTTTTGACATTTTGATCTTTTGATTTGATTTCATGGTGTTTCATTTATTATTGAATTTCTCTCACTAAACAAGTGCGCATGATGCGTTCGGTCACGAGGTACGGGTCTAGATTGGCTGCTGGACGCCGGTCTTCTAAATAGCCGTGCCCCTGGTTGGCAACGTGGCGGGGGATGCGGATGCTGCGCCCGCGGTCGCTCACGCCCCATGTGCACTCGTGCATGGAACTGGTTTCGTGCAGCCCCGTCATGCGCTCGGCATTGTCCCTTCCGTAGACCGCCATGTGTTCCGCGTGGTTGGCCTCCAATTGGATGCACGCGGCCATGATCGCATCCATAGAACTGGGGTTGGAACCCCTCATCGCAGCCGTGCTGAAGTTGGTGTGTCCGCCCGACCCGTTCCATGTGCGCATCGGTTTGGGGTGAAACGTGGCGCAGCACCCGTGCTCCTCCGTAATGCGCTGCAGGATGTAGCGCGCCATCCACAGCTGGTCCGACACCTGGGTTGCCGGCAGCGGCCCGACCTGAAACTCCCACTGTGACGCCATGACCTCCGCATTCGTGCCGCAGATCTCAATTCCCGCGTGCAAGCACGCGTGCAGGTGCTGGTCCACAATTTTCCGACCGAAGCAGCGGTCGCCACCCACGCCGCAGTAATACGGGCCCTGCCCCCCGCATCCGGGATCCGCCGCACTGGCCCACTGATACGGAACATCCTTTGCGCGATCATACAGCACGTACTCCTGCTCAATTCCGAACAGCGGTTCTTCGGCGGCACACGCGGTCTCGGTCTGTGCGCACTGGACGCGCGCATTTGTGGCATGAGGCGTTCCGTCCTTGTTGTAACAGTCGCACAGCACCAAAAATGCTCGTTGCCCGAATGATGACGACGGAATATTATAAAACGGGTTTGGATAAATGGCGACGGGACGAATGCACACGTCGCTGTCGGTTCCCGTGGCTTGACCGGTGGACGAGCCGTCAAACGACCACTCCCAGCGACCGGGATCGGTCAGGATGCATTCCACGCCACTCAACTCCAATTCCGCCACCCGGGTTTTGCTGCGCATGCCGCCAGCGGCATCTATCCACACATATTCCAGAATGTGTTTGGGGTTGTGCTTCATTTGATTTAAGAGAAAATGATTCTTACATACATGTATGATCATTCTTTTAAATCGGTTCCCGCATTTTTTAATGATTAAATGGAATTGGAAGTCAAAAGCTGTACAAGATCCTTCTTTTTGAGCTTTTGCAGATCGCCATCATCACCGCCTAAATTGCGCTCCTTGGCCAGCTGGCGCAGTGCGGGAACCGACATGTTGGCGTAATTCAGATGCATTGCCTTGGATGAGGCGTCCTTGTTTGGGTTTGGGTTTTGATATTGATTTTGATTTGACTTGTATCCAATTTTCAATTCAAATGGTGCTTGGTCTTGGTCTTGGTCTTGGTCTTGGTTTTGGTGGTCACCATCTTCAGATGAAGATGAATCATCGTCTTCGTCATCGTCGTCGTCATTGTCATCATCATTTGTCAGCGCACTCTTGTTGAGAGAAATTATCTTTTTTTGATTTGCATCTGCTTCATCAACCTGATCATGGTGATCATTGTGATCATTGTGATCAATGTCAATGGGTTCAATGCTCTCAATGTGGATGTGTTTTTTTTCATTCGCATTTTGCAATTCTTGAAAAGCTTCGTGCAGCGAATCGGGTTGATGTATTTCGTCTCCAATGGACCAGTTGTCTGAATCGGAGCTGGAGCTGCTGGATTCGTCTGAATCGGTGTCGGAGTCGTCGTCGTCGGAATCATCAGAACTCACTTCAATGAGCCCGTTTTGCGTGATGATAATTTCTTTGTGCACGGGATGAGTTTGCAGCGATTGCGGATGTGCTTCTGCATCCACGGCAGCATGATGTTGTGCATGCAAATGTTGCGCTTGCTGCACCCCGCGCGAAATAATTGCTTGCAGGATGCGCGCTTGTTCCATCTGAGACTGTTCAATGACCGAGAGACGCTGCTTAAAATAATAAAAAATGCCATAGGAAATCACCGCGCATATTGCTAAACTCACAAACACGGTGGTTGCCACCGAAAATGATGCCCCTGATGCCATTGTAAATGTATTATAAATTAGTAATTGATTTATTATTTAATATGTCTTACATTCAAATAATAAATAAAATGTGGCTCAACAAACGAACCAACGCAACGTATTAAAGACTGCTTAAAACGCGGCGCGTGGTTTCAACGATGGATGCGGGATACTGCAGGTCATACAACACCTTAATGCCGCCCTTGATGACCGAGATTCCTGGGCGCAGCGTGTACAAGTAGTTGAAATCGTAGTTGCCCCGATCGGCCACTTCCATGTGCAGGTTCTGTATTTTATTGGTTCCAGAATTTGAATTTGAATTTTCGGATGTTGTTCCGGATGGTTCTTTATTGGCGATTTTCTCTCGTTTGTCCGATTCTGATTTGGATTCATCTTGTTGAAAGAGTTTGCACAGCTGGATGTAGTGCGTTGTCAACATGAAGTCCACGTTGTCCTGTTTGGTCAAGTGCATGATGTAGCCGTAGGCGCTGGCAATGGCTTCATATGGATTGGTGCCCGAATACAGCTCGTCAAAAATGCAGAAGTGCCTTACCGAGGGGCTCGGAGTTGGGGGTGTGGTCGTTCCTGTGGGCGCTTGTTGCCCCCCAGCCAGTTTGTCCAGAATCTCCTTGCACCGCCGGGACTCCGCCTGGAACAGGCTGTCGCGCCCTGACGTGTCGGGAATGTTCAGGTAGCTGTGCAGCTGATGGTAGGGGCGGATGCGCGTGCCCGCCTCGTAGAACCCGTATCCCAGCTGCTGCGAAAACAGGATGTTCAACATCGTCATTTTCAGGATGGTCGTTTTGCCGGACGCGTTTGGACCCGTGATCACCAGCCGCTTGTCCAATGACACCGTGTTCTTTACGGGCGTCAACGTAAATGATGCACCATTCGCTGCCTCTGCATCAATTGCGGTTGCAATGTAATATCCATTGACAATTGTACTGTGATTGGCGGGGGCTTCTTCTTTCTTCTTCTTTTTCTTCTTATCCTTCTTCTTTTTGTCGTTGTTGTCGGCGTCTTCTGCGTCTTCGGCGTCGTCGGTTCTGGATTTGGAAACAAAGTCGCACGCCGCCACTTTATTTGATGCAAGGAGCGCGCCAAACTGCACCATGTGTTCCGCAAACGCGTTGAACCCGAAACTGTACTGCATGCACGCCGCAATGCCCGCATCCGAAAACACCGCATAGTACTGCTGCATGACGTAGCCGATTTGCAGGCACTTCTTCGCCGTCAGCGCCGGCGCGTCAATGCGGTCTAACGCCGCCACCATGCGCTCCAGCTGCTCCCGGTTTTTTTGTAGGTCCGACAGAAAGGGACCAAACGTGCCGCCGCATGTGAGCGCATGCCCCGCAAATGCGCGCATTTTCTTAATGGTCGCCTCAGCATACGCGCGAATGGCGGCTAGATCGTCGTGAACGAGGAACGTGTTGCGGTAGAAGCGGTGGCAGGACACCACGTTCTGATACATTTGCACGACGTAGAACACGACGGACACCAGGATGTAGATGCGCTTGTCCCAGCTGACGGAGCTCATGTCAAAAATGAGTTTGCCGACGGCGTGCTGCGAGAGCATCATTTTGATGATGCCGAAATAGGTGGGCATGGTGATGGGGATGCCCTGCAGCTTCAATAAAAAAAACGGCACGATGAGCATGATGACGGGCATGAGGAACGACAATAAGGGCGAGAAGAGGTTGTACATGCTGTAGCACTGCAGGAACGTGGGCGAGCGGTTGAGCATGTCCAGCGGGGCGTAGTCAATGTAGTTGAATTTGTCATGGAAACTGGCATCGGTCTTAATGCGGGTCCAAATGGCCTCAATGCGATCATAATCGGAATCGGAATCGTTGGTTGGGTCCTGGGTGTGGTTTTTAGAAATGGCGGCAATGAAGCGCTGCATGTCCTGCAAATGCGGCACGCTGGTGGTGAACTGCTTGGCCCACATGCCCAGGTAGCGCTTGGCAAATGCGGACTGCGGCTGAAACATATGGGCGTACATGGGCCTGGACTCGGTTGCAGTATTATCATTCGCAGAGTTCGTGTTATTCACTGGTTTGGTGCATTCAATGAGCTCCAAATCGGACAGCACGCTCTTGTCAATGGCGCACAGCTGATCGTCGGGCAAATACTGCATGGGCAGCTTGAACGGCGTGTCTAAATGGTTTGCTGCTTGAGTGGACGGTCTTCTCTCTTTCTGGTCATTTGCTTTTGCTTCCACTTTCACATCATCATTGTTATCACTGTTATCACTGTTATCACTGTTTTTAGGTTGAGCCTGCAATTGAAGTTGCGCTAAAAAGTGCTGTATCATTTGATTCACTACAACAAATGATAGAAGATAATGCATTGAATTATACGAAATGAAAATTAAATAGGGATTTGATGCATTTGATTTTAATCATCTTTTAAGGCCATCAACCTATCGTATGCACTTACAGGTGTTACAGGTGTTACAGGTGTTACAGGTGTTACAGGTGTTACAGGCGGCAACCATGCGCCTGATTGTTTTGCCGATTCCTGATCATCCTGCGTTAGAGGAGGAGGTTCATATTTGTCATCATTAATTTGGGCCAATCGTTGAGCAAGTGCAGCTGCTGAGGCGGCTGACATAGTTGGAAACTCATATTGACTATGTCCGTTTA